ACACCTGAAACGAAAGCAGCCTTTCAGACGGTAAAGAGCCTATTCGATAAAGGCGAACCCGTGGAACTTGTAACGGTTTCGATGCGGCTAAAGAAGATGGGCTTCCCTGTGCAGACGGCGGCGGCTATTTCAGAACGGTACATCGGCGATGCGAACCTTCAGTTTAAAATCAAAATCCTGCATCAGTTCTACCTTACCAGGCAACTGACCGTTTTAGCGAACGAAATGCAGCATCAGACTGCTGACAAGAACACAGACCCATTCGCCATCATCAGCAACGCACAGCAGCGGCTGGATGAACTCGCCATCATCGAAAAGACGGACGGCGTTCACATTGCGAAGGTGGCAGCGGATAGGGTGAACGACATAGCGCAGCGGAAACGCGATGGGATACGCACTCTCGGCGTGCCTTCAGGATGGGAAACGCTCGACCGCTTTACAGGTGGATTTGTGCCGGGAGAGTTTTGGGTTGTTGCAGGACGTCCGGGCATGGGTAAAACATCATGGGCAACGAGCATCAGCATTGCCCACGCACTCCGGGCAGGTGGGAAGGTGGCGTTCTTCAGCCTGGAAATGACCAAGGAAGGACTTGTGGACAGGGTTTTATCTTCGGAGTATGGCATAAATTCTGAATGGATCAGGACGGCGAATGTAACTGACGAGCAGATAGAAAACATGGCCCGGCTTCAGAACATTGCCCGAATGGCTATTTGGATAGACGATTCCAGGCGGCAGACTATTGACCAAATCCGAAGCAAGCTGAAGATGATGAAAAGCAAACATGGGATAACATTAGCCATTATTGACTACCTGGGCCTCATTAACCCGTCCGACCCAAAGACAATCCGGGAGCAGCAGGTTGCGTATATTTCCCGCCAATGCAAACTTATCGCGGGTGAAAGCAATATGACCGTCATTGCCCTTTCTCAGCTTAACAGGCAGAGCGAGCAGCGCGGAGATAAGCGGCCAGGGCTTGCAGACCTTCGCGAAAGCGGAGCAATCGAGCAGGATGCCGATGTTGTGGTGTTTCCTTTTAGGCCCATGTACTACGAAACTGAAAAGCCTGTTGTTGAGGAAGCTGAAACGATTATCAGCAAGAACCGAAACGGGCGCACCGGGATAATTCTCTGCCAGTTTGAAAGTGCATATTCGCATTATTTGTTGTAAATTTGCAACGCATGAGCGGAGTTGAATACTTGCTAAAGGTTTATCCTATCAGCAGCCAGGGCTTGCCTGAAGAACACGCAACAAACGCAAGGGAATTAGAAAGGCAGATGATTATACGAACATACGCCGATGCGTTGGAACAGGTAGGCATCACCGCTGCCAGCGCGAAGAAAATTGCGGCTGAATATTACCGACAAAACTATGACACCTGAGATATTTTTAGCCCTGCTTTCCATCGCGGGCGCATCCGTGCCTTTCGGCCTGAACAATCAGATGGACACTCTCGGCCCTTTCAGCGGCTACAAAGTATTCCGCTGCCCGGTTTGCCTGTCATTTTGGATTGCACTCATAGTCATTGCGCTGATGGGCGGGAATCCTGTGTATGCTGGCCTTGCCCCGATATTCGCGCAACTCATTCACAAGACACTTTACTGATGTATCGCAACGAAATAGCGGAAAACAGCCTGTGTGCCTTTTGGGGTGAAAACATACGGGACGGCATAACCATTGCCCGATACCACAGAACAGAACAGCGCACCCCTTTTGACATACATTGGACGATGGGCGGTGACTACTTTCAGAACTTTTCCCCTAACTACCTGGAAGCCATCGCGCTGTTCAGGGCAGAAACGCGACACAGGAACGAACCACCGCATTTCATCGTATGAACGCAGAACAGAAAGCTCAATTTGAGCAACTATTTCCAAAATGGAAAGCGTACAAACGCAACCTTGTGTGGACTTTTGACGGGGCGGAAACTGCGATAATTGAAAAGCTTGCTTACGTTCTATTAGGTCGTACGCTCAACACCTGCCCATCGTGCAAAATTGAAGCAATGAGGCAATTAGAAAACCTATACAACGCATGAAGACATACCTACACAGCGGCAACGCGGGCGATGTGATTTATATGTTGCCCACTATCAAAGCAAACGGAGGCGGCACTTTGTATCTGAACCCTGACCGACCCGCACAATACGCAGCGGGCCTGGCCCATCCTGGGGGCGGTGTGATGCTCAACGAAACCATGTGCAATATGTTGCGCCCATTGGTGGAGTATTGCGGCATAAAGTGCGAATTGTGGCACGGCGAAGCGGTGGATTACAACCTCGACCTATTCAGGGAGCAGCGCATAAACCTTTCGGCATACGACATCAGGCGTTGGATTCTTTCGGTTTATCCTGAACTTCTCCCCGGACCTGCCTTTCGCATCAATCGCCTGAATAATCCTTACATCACCGTCAATCTTTCGGAGCGATACCGCAACAGCGCGGCGGGAGGTGATGCAAAGTGGGCCATGTTGCAGGAGCAGCCATACGATGTGTTTTTCATCGGTGTGCAGCAGGAGTTTGAAAAGTTCAAGAGATTTTGCATAAAAGCAAAGCCAATTTATATTTCCGATTTTTTGCACATGGCAAATTTTATCGCAGGCGGCCTCATGCACTTTGGAAACCAAAGCAGCCCTTTCGCGGTTGCGGAGATATTCGACCTGCCCCGGGTGTTGGAACTTTCGCCCTACTGCCCTAACGTTGTCAGCATGGGGGAAAACTGGGGTGTTGTTTACAACAACGAAAACATGAAGTGGCACGTGGACAGGCTGTGTCGCATGGAACAAAATGAAGAAAATCCCATTGTAATAAACCCGTCATGAACTGCCCTGCCTGCAACTTTGAAAAATCTAAACTCCTCGGCAACGTATGGGGTACAGAATATCATGAGTGCGTAAACTGCAAAACCATCTTCAGCCGGGAACTTGATCAGGCTGGCATGGTAGGAGGCGGGATGGTTTATGAGCGCAGCCTTCAGAACTCCGGGCGAATTGAACGCTTCACAGAACTTGCCGGAAAAGGTGCAACGATTATTGACTGGGGCTGCGGAAATGGTGAGTTGGTTCATGCCTGCACTCTTGCCGGGTTTATGGCATACGGGTACGATAAGTTCAGCGATAACTTCAAACGCAAACCACGGATAACGGCGAAACTTGTTTCTATGGTGGAAGTCATCGAACACCTGACCGGGAAGAAGTTGCAGCAGACCTTCGCCGACATTGACAAATGCACCGTCCCTGGTTCGCTTCTATACATTGAAACCTGCTTCGCTGATGTGTGCGGCTGGGGGTCGTTCTATGTTGAACCGAAAGTAGGCCACAGCACAATCTGGAGTTATGCCGGGATGGATGAGTTCATGTGGGGTCATAAGTGGGCATTAAAGCAGGCTATTAACTCCACGGTTCGGGTTTATGAAAAAGTAGAACAAACAATACCATGACAAAAGTATATGCCTTAATGGCAATCGACAACAGCATTACAGACGCGCCAAACAGCGTAGTTTTGGAAATTTTCAGCAGCCATAAAAAGGCAAGCGAACTTTGGGCGTATTGTTACGCAGCTATGGAACTTTATGAGGAAAAGTTACTTCCTTTAGAAAAGGATGAAGAAGCGCATAAGCAGTATGCTGAATGGCAAAAAGACCATCCTTTCAAAGTTGGCCCTCATGGCGCGGCATCGGATTTTGAAATAGTTGCTTACGAAGTGATTTGAAAGCCTACAAAAAGATTTACCTTGAAGCACGAAACCTCACCCCGACCGATTTTATCCCCTGCGAAGTCTGCCACGCCCCGGCGGCTGACATCCACCACATTCAGGCTCGGGGGATGGGCGGGAGCAAACTACGGGACAATCCCGAAAACCTTATCGCCTTGTGCAGAACTTGCCATCATAAGGCTGACTTTGGCACGGGATTGCCGAAGGAATATTTACGACAAATCGTAAAAGACAAATTAAATGAAAGGACGACCACGCAAAATAGAAAGCCCTGAAGCATTGCAACAGGCATTTGATGAATACATGGCGCATTGCGCGACCTTTACTAAATCGGTATTGAGCAACTCAGGGAAGTTGGTAGATGTTCCAACACCCCGCGTTCCTACCGTTGGCGAGTTCTGCCGATTCATGAAGATGGATAGGAACACGCTTGATGAATATGCACAACGCGAAGAATTTTCCCGCACTATAAAAAGCATTCACTCCGAAATCCACGATGCAAAGCAAATCGCGCTGCTGAATGGGGAGGGCAACACCACGGGATTAATCTTTGACCTGAAGTGCAACCACGGCTGGAAGGATAAAACCACCATCGAGCATGAAGGTGAAATCACCGTTACCATGAACCTGACGCAATGAGCGCGCACGACCCTGAACATTACAAGGGCGCGGTAGAGTGCATAGCGGCTATCAAAGCCAGCCTTTCTCCCGTTGGCTATCGGGGCTACCTAAAAGGGAACATCATGAAATACCTATGGCGGTATGAGAAAAAGGGCGGTGTGCAGGATTTGGAAAAGGCGCGGGTATATCTAAACTGGCTGATAGATGATAATACTCCCGGCAACTATTGAAGGCGTTACCACACGCAAGGACAGGACGTGGAAGGTCACATTAGGTACGCAGGAGTTACCCGTGGACAAGGCGGCGGCCCTGCTTACATTAAATCATCAACTCGCATACGTGGCAATCAAACCTGAGTATTTCAGCAGCGAAGAAGAAGCATTGCTTGAACAGCTAAAAGCTGACCCGGAGGCAGGCGGCAAAACACCCGGTTCACGGCTGCGCGGTGTGCTGTATCGCAATTACGAACAGGACGCACAGGGCTTCGGCTCGTTCGCTTCGTATTACGAGCATCACATGGAGCGGCTAATCGAACATTTCAAAGGAAAACTACCATGAACATTTTAGGCATATTGAACGGCATGAGCGGTATCAGTTACCACCGCCTATACGCCCCGCTCCATGACTTGCAGATTCGCGGCTTCGCGCAAATTGACATTTGGAGTCCACGGGATGAAAAAGGCAACTACCGCCCGCTGCCCGACCTGGATAAATACGACCTTGTTATATGGAACGGCACGCTGGCCGAACCGCAGGAGCAGATTATTTCCATCCTAAATACCCGCGGAATACCCTTTATTGTGGACATAGACGATTACTGGATGTTGAACCGCTATAACCCTGCCGTGGATGAGTGGATACGCAGGGGGCTATCGGCTAAAGTGCAGGCTGCTTTGTACCACGCGGACGCGGTGATTTGCGAAAACGACCGATTGCGCGAGAAGGTGTACAATGTGAACAAGAACGTTTACACCATTCCCAACGCTTTAAACCTTACTGAGTTGCAATGGAATCAGGAAAAGCAGCCGAGCGATAAATTCCGGGTGGGGTTTGTGGGCAGCAGGTCGCATCGGTACGACCTGTTCACCATCAGCCAGGCGGTGAGGGAGTTCTGCGAAGAAACAGGCAGCGAATACAACATCTGCGGGTACGATGAAAAAGACCCTGAATGGCAGGCGGTAGGAAACGATGTTGCCCCGGTCGGGCATCCTGACTGGCTGAAACTTCGCCCCGGGGTTCACCCTTCGCAATATGGCATTTACCTTTCGCGGCTTGATGTGCTGCTGGCCCCGCTGGTGGGTTCGCAGTTCAACCTGTGCAAGTCCGATTTGAAAGTAAAAGAGGCTGGCTGTTATTCGCTGCCTGTGATTGCATCCGACTTCGGGCCATACCACGACCATCCTTCCCACGGCGTTTACACGGCATCAGGCGTGAAAGAATGGAAGGTGCGGCTTTATGAGGCGTACTTGGGCAAGCTGGACGGCAGGCCCAACGCAGCGTATCTGGAAAAGCACGGCGACCTGCACAAGGTGAACCTGGACCGGATAGCGGTATTGACTGAAGTGCTGGTGACACGGTAAAAAAAATATTTTACTTTTTTGTGGTTAAATGCTTGCAAGTGTGGAAAACGGTTGTATCTTTGTATCACCAAACAACGAAACAATGAGAACAAAAGACCTAAACACAGCCGAACGCTACCGCGACAACGCATTTACAAACGCTGGCAAATCGTTGATGATTGTAATGATGGAAGGTTTTTATTATGTAACCAACAGAAAAGAAGCCACCGCCCTGAATAAAAAAGGTTACGAAGTATTTTAACATAATTTAACACCAAACAACAAAACAATGAGAACAATTAAAGCCACCACACTTCAGCGACACATTCTTGATGGCCGCGTTGAATGTTTGACCGATTTTGGATTAGGCCGCGTTGAAATACGCAGCAACATCACAGGACGGAGATTCACCATAAACATCATTTAACACCATGAATAACACAGAACAATTAGAACACTTTGCCCACGGCCTGCCCGTAATGGAGCGGCTGGAAGAACTGGGCAACGCATGGCGCGAAGGAAGCATCGACGCGCTGGCAACGTACATCACCCTGAACCGCATTGCAAAGATGCTTGACAGCCTCAAAGACGAGGTGAAGCCTTACGCGATTGAGCAGTCAGGCCAATGGCACGAAAAAACATTCAGCTATTTTGGAGCAACGATCGAAAAGAAGTCAGGCACAGGGCGTTGGGACTTCAAAGGAGTGCAGGCGTGGAACGAAGCAAAGGCAACCTTATCAGCCATTGAGGAACGGGCAAAGGCGGCAGCGCAGGCGCAGAAGTTCGGCGCGGCTATGGTCAGCGAAGATGGGGAACTTTTAGAGGGTGCGACTTACACCCCTGGCGCGGATATAATTGCTTTGAAGGGCTTATGAAACCTGAACAATATCTTGAAGCTTATCCCGACCTATACAAAGAGTTTATTAAAATCACCGAGCAAATGATAAAGTGGGGATATAAACACGGGAGCGCAGAGGCTGTGTTCAACGTTATAAGATGGGAGCGCAGAGGCGAATTAAAAGAAGATGGGTTCAAATTGAACAATAATTTTAAAGCATATTTTGCGCGCAAGTATATGAAAGATTGCCCACAGCATAAGGGTTTTTTTAGGACGCGTAGAAGCAAATATGACTATCAAGAAATAACGGGAATCGAACCATGAACAACTCACGCTACTTTAAAGAAGCTGACCTTGTCGAGGACACTTTCGGCATACAGGGGCGCGTTGCCAAAATTAACGACCTACACAACCGGGTGTGGGTTTGGGTCGGAAACGGGCAGATGTGCTACGAGCCACGGGAATTGAAATTAATCCATCGCGAAGGCATGGAGGACGGGCCGGAATTGCTTGAATTAGAAGATTGATTGCCCAGCCGTCAGGGATATGGCGGCAACTGACCGGGTAGCTCAACCGACAAGAGCATTAATCGCGCTTCGCGAGGTGGCTTGCAAGCACCGACCGAAAGA